CTGTGCTAATGTGCCACCAAACCATAGCCTATTTTGATGAAATGTAACTGCAGCAGGATATCCTCTAAGTGGTGAGTAACTCATTTCACTAAACTCAGTTGTTGCAGCAGAACTTGAAATACGAGGACTGCCACCACCAATAGCACTAGAAGTTGCAGTAGCACTACTACCTGCAGTAAATTCAAATGTATTTTCAGTTGGTACAGCAGTAATAGTTCTTGTGCCATTTATATTAGTTGCAGCAATACCACCGACTGCACCTGATCTATCTATAACAACAGATGCACCAGTAGCCAATCCATGCAAGGCTTTTGTTATTTCTACAGTTCCACTACCTTCAAATACTTTAACACTATCTATTTCTAATTGTTGTCTTATTGTTCCTGCTATATCAATAGTAGCAGATGTAGCACTTGCTACTGCAGTAATACGACAACGAGTTTCTCCAATTAACATATCAACACCAATATGTTTAGATGGACTATCAGTATTAAAATAAGCTGCACTTGCAGTTAATGTTTTACTGCTACCAGTTGTAGCATTACAACTCATAGTCATACCTAATGGTTGAAAACTAAAATATGGCTGAAATATGTTTTCATCATCTCTTGATGTATCAAAGTTAAATGTCGATACTGCAAATGTAGTAAGACCAGTTCTTTCTAGTATTCTAGTCTGAAATGTATTATGACAGATAAACATAAGATCACCTTGCTGTGCAAAAGTAATCTCTTCTAAGTAAGGTGCTGATGTTGTATTAACTAACCATGATTGACTTGTAAGTGACTGTATAGATGACACAGATCCATCACTAGGACTTATCTGAAATATCTCTATTCGTGTATTACTAAATGCTATTATATATTTTTCATCATCTGAAAATATAAATGGTTCTATTCTTACACTCTGCCTTAAACTTGTAGTCGCTGTATATGATGGGTTACTGCCAAAGTTAGCTATTCTTTTTGTGCCAGTTCTTTTTTTTAAACCACCTTCTGACCTAATAAAAAAGTTTCTAACTTCTTCTGCAGCATTAGTATATACTTTAGTGTCTGTCCTAGATGTAAGGGAAGGACTAACTTCTCCAAATTGAAAGTTATTTAATGGCACTCTTACCCTAGCCATTTAACTTCTCCTATTTGAAATGAATCTTGATGTAGATAGTTTTCTTGTTGTTTGTTGTTGTGCATCTAAGTTTCTAGCTTTTGCCATTAACATATTTGCTTTTGTTTCCATTAACTGCATTAGCCTATCATCTCTTGCTATTGATGTAGCAAAGATAGATGCCAGTGAGTATTGCAATGCTAATGCAAAGTAACTTGGAAAGTTTACTTCCTCTGCTCTAAATGTATAGTCAGCTATCAAAGTGTCATTAGATGTTGAGTCACTAAATACTTTGTCACCATACACAGTATATTCTATAAGACGATCACTTATTGTTACACCATGCAGTACAAGTAAATCACTTGGTAGCTGATGTGCAATATCAAACCTGCCAGTAGGTGCATCAGATAATTGATTGAGTACAGATTGTTCTGTAGCAAATCTCCATCTTGCAGTAGACAATGTAGCACGAACAGTATCTTCATACATATTACTTGCCACTAATGCTTCCGTACTAGATGAGTCAAATGAAGTAATTGGTTCTGCACCTATAAGAACTAATGCTCTTGATGCTATATCTATTGCTGAATTTGCTACAGTACTTGTCATATAAAGATAGGGGGATTGCTCCCCCTACTCCTAATCTCCGTCTGTTTCTGCTACAGCAGTTCCGTCTGAGACGTCAACTACCGATCCAGTATTGGATAGAACAGTACAGAAATGTGTTGTTGGTGTATTAGTATCCATAACAATAACAAGATCTCTAACATTCATCATACCTGCAGCATCATTAAAATATCCTGCCGAATTGATTGCTGCAATAGCATCTGTTGTTTGATAGATCCATAGTTGGACACCACTAGCACCTGCCATTCTGTGTAAACCACTTGCTGCGTAAGCCATTAGACCCTCCTATTAATTGTTATCAAGAAGTTCATAGACACCATTGTTATCAATAACAACAGCACCCATAGACATCATTGAGGTTGCTAAGTGAGATACTTTCTCAGGTACATAATTTAGTTCTGTACTTACGTCAGCACCAATACCTAATCCTACTGCACTTGTATGATAGACCATATTCTTACCTGCTGTAATAGCAGAGGTTGAAAAAATCTTAAATCCTAAAAATTCTTTCATACTCATACCACCTGCATATGGTAAGTTCTGCTCACCAACAAAGTCAGATGATGCAAACTCAGTAATTAAAAACAAGTCAGCATATCCCTTTGGGTGCATAGCAATGTATCTGCCACCATCTTCAGGAATATTATTTGTACCAAAAGTTTCAAATGCACTAAGCACATCTGCCTTTTCAACTGCAGAATTTGTGTCGTGTAATTGAGATGAATTAGCACCTGAGTCCATAGCAGTATAAAGTAACTCGTCAGTTTTTCTACCGAGAGCAGCAGCAGCACTTGTTGCTACAGCTTGTCTTTCATCTATGTTAGTCTTTAATTCATCTAACTTATCGATAAATTCAGCAGCATAGAAGTCAGACATACTCACATCTACTGTGGTGTGAGTTAATTCCATTGGTGTTACTTGTCCGTTTCTTGATTTAGTTGATGCAGTTCCAGTACCGATCTTCTGAAATCGTGCTGTACTTCCACTCACATTAGCTACAGTACGAACAGTATTTCTTAATTTACTACCCATTCTCTGATAAGCTAAATGAACTTCTGTCTCGAACTGCGTAATAAAGGCTGTATCTATTGTATTAGCCATTATAGTTCTCCTCATAAAAGTTAATGTTACATTTTATCTAGTTATCCATCTTAGCATCATCTAGTTATCCGTTAGGGCTATCAGCTAACAACTGGGCTATATTCTTTGTTTACCAAAATTTCTTCACCTTTGCAACGAACAAATCGCAAAACTTGAAAACCATTTACCATTACTGGAGGATCAAGTATCTCAAAACCTACAAATTCAAGCCATGATAAGGTGTGAGCATGGTCTGCAGGCACTACATTTTCTAGTTGATAATATTGTTTTTGGTAATAATCTACGACTGGATTGCACCATTTAAGAAACTTTCTTTGTATTTTATGTATGTCATATGTGCCTAAAGCCCATATTTTACCTATCATATTAGTGTAAATTGGATTGCAACCAAACATTAAAGCAGGTTTTTTATTTACCATTACAGTATAGCTTTCGCCATTTGGTTCTCTAATACCTGCCATTAATGCACGAAAAGGAGTAGCACCATGTATAATGCACTCTCTTACATCTGCATCTCGCATATTATTTTGCAGGTAATTTACATGACTAGCTTTAGCTTTGACGATTGGGTATCCATCATAGATACCCTCGCCTTTAAATTCTCTTAAAGCCATCTGTTACTTCTTGAACAAATGCTCTATCTCGTCTAGCAGGATCATAGTATCTAGGATCTTTCATCTTAGCCATAAGATCTTCAATAGTTGTTTTAGCAGGAGCAGATGCTTGTGGATTTACATTAGTCTGTTGCATAGATCGTTGTATTAATTCTAATGCTTTAATTCCTTCTGCAGATGTGCCAAGCACTGCAACAGCATCTTGCATATCTTCAGGAAAAAACTTATTCATAAATAACTGCACTGCTTCTACTCTAGCATTTGCATTGTCACCTAAAGTCTTTTTAACTGCTTCAAGATCAGGCTGATCTGATCCAGTAAATTCAGCCCATTTAGTTATTCCTTCATTAAACTCATCTTGTGATAAGCCATTCTCCCAAGAATAATCAGCCCACCATTTAAGAAGTGGATTAGTTGCAGCTTCACCCTCATCTAATATTTCAGGTATTTGATAGTCACCTGAAGTCGCAGGTCTGTTAGAATAGGCTTCTGTTTCAAGCTCTTGCAGAAGTCCTGCTTTAATGTCCTCTTCTTTCTTACCTTTCCAAGACTCTATTTCAGAATATGACTTAGCCATATCTTCCCAAGTATTAAACTTTTCAGGTAGTCCTTCAGGTCTAGTTGGTTCAGCTACAGACTCAGTTGTAGTTGGAGGTACACTATTTTCTGTAGGGGTTTCTGTAGCTGATTCTGTTGGTGTTACTTGTTCTTCACTCATTGTTTTAACCTCATTGCATGATTGATTCTTTTAACTATTAAAGCCACTAAGTATCTTTGTCCTTCAAGGTGTCTAAGTTCTGCATCAGATATATTAGCACCACTGATTGCTTCGATAGTAATTGACTTTAAATACTGTAACATCTCCTTGCCATTAGGAGTTTTAAATACTGATTCTATTACTTTGGAAATTTGTTCGTCTTGTTCTTTGGGTCTAGGGTATCCATCAACCCCCAAGTGTTGAGGCATTTGGTAGTTCTCCTTGTTGTTGCATCTGTTGCATTTGCTGTGCCATCTGTACTAACTGTTGCCTTTCATCTGCATCTCTAATTAAATTATCAGGCACACCAAACTTTTTAGCTAAGTATAGTGCAGTTTCTTCTGAAGATATTAATATATTTAAAATCTCAGGACCGAATGATCCTGCAACAGTTTGTAGAAATCTATTTAACGAAACAATATCCTGATTGGATTGTGCTTGTGCTAGGGGAGAAACACTACGAATTTTTACTTCTCTACCATTAACTGTCGGCATTTCTATCCGACCCTGCTTCTGTAATATATAGACTACTCTTTGTAATAATGGCTGTACCATTTCAGATTGCAGTCTGCCAAATGCTGATCCTATCTTACGAGATAAATCTGCCATACGTTCTGCAACTTCGGTAGCTGATGCAGGTGTTTTATTTGGATCACCTAACATATCATTATACAAAGCTCTCTTTATATTATTTCTCATATCATTTAAAATAAGGTTAGCCACATCAAATGATCCTGCTGATCTAATTGGCTGTAGTCCTTGAGAGTTTGGTGCTTTTGGAATGACAGTTCCCGGAACTAGGTTGATTGTATCAACATTAATTACACCATCATCATCAATCTGATAGATGCCTGATATAGACATCTGTGCATTTTCTAAAATCATTTCTATAGTGAGGTTACAAGTTTTGATTGCACTAAGGGCATTTAATGCAGGACCTCTGCCATAAATCTCGCCACTGGCTTTACTCCATCTAAATGCTATAAATGGATTTGATCCTACTCCAGTATAGGTTTCTGTCATTATCATAGCTTTATCATTTACATCTATGACATAGTATCCATACTTTTCTTCATTAGGATCATCATATAATCTACACGATACCTCAAGTATCTTTGTTTTACTTTCAGGATTTCTAGTTATTCTTTCTGCAATCTGTGGTGTTAATACTGCATTGGGATAAGCAACTGGTATATCTTCATTCTTAATCATACGTTCACGATACACATGATCTACCTTACCATCAGGTCCAGTATCTAAAACTACATGAGGTAATGGTATTGATTGAAACCTAATAGGATTTACTGCATCACCTTCCATAACACAAAGGACTGCAGTACCAAGTGCCAAGTCTATAAAACATTCATGTATCTCTTGAGCAAAGTTTGATGTCTGCAATATTTCAAATACATAATCAGTGACACCATCAAGAGCATTATTAATATCATCTTTTTCTGCATCAGGAACTTCCTGACCAGTAACAAAGTCAGCCCATCTAGCAAAGTTAGGAGTTAATCCTGACTGTAGTCTTGATGCAAACTCTTGAATACCAACTACTGCTGTTTCATCAAAAATCTTATCATCTCGTCTTTGACCTGCCGAATAGTTTTTAAAACCCTGACGTTGTGGTAAGCAGTACTCAAAGATTTCGTCATAAAGATCTTCAAACTCTACCCTAACAGATAAAGCCTTCTCGTATCTTTGAAGCATTTGACTTACAGTTTTTTCGTGCATTAGTTATCGTACTCGTTATAGAAACCTATGCCACCACCTGAACCTCGTAGCAACGATCTTCTACCACTGCCTTTTCTTTTTGCTGTAATATTTTCTTCAAGAACATCTTGTCTAGCATCTGCTCTCTTTTGAGTTTCAATATCTTTTTGAGCCTCTCTTTCCATTTCAGCTTCTTTCTCTGCTACTGTTGGAGGAGGAGGCTTTGAACTACCACCTAAACACATAGTATCTCCTTTACATTCTTGCCCATAGACCTTGCCTCTTTGGTTGCTTTGGTCTGCGATTAAAGACATCATACTCTACTCTAGCATTAAAAGTTTCAATCTTTTTGTTCATGCCTAGTACTTGCCTTCCCTCGCCTGACCCCAACATCAAATACTGCAAAGCATCATGGATATGTGAGTAACGATCTTTAAGTGGTTTATCTTCATATCGTTCACCTGAAACCTGCATACGTCTATATTGATAACCACCCTCAAACCCTTTTACCAATTCTTTACACCTAAAGTCAATTAAAATTCCTGATAATCCATCAACCATTCTATTTAGCACAGATGCCACAGACTCAATTCGCAAGGCAACATCATTGCTCATTGTAGGTCTAGCACTTAATCCTGCACCTCTTAAAACCTGAAAAGGTGTGGATTCATCTGTTTGCGATCTGAAGTCACCTGCAGGATCACCATAGATATGGACTTCACAATTAGCATATCGTGTTGCTATTTCTGCTCGTAACAATTCTGCAAACCTAACAATACCCATATCAAAAGCTACAATCTCTTGTAGTATATTCCATCTGCCTCTAACCTTTTGACCAAAGACTGCAGCAGGTGTCAGACCAAAGTCTAATCCAATATATACTGGCACACCATCTGCTACTGGTATTTCTTCTTTAGCAACATGAGTTTCAGCAACAAACATATTATAAACTGGTTTTCCATCTTGGATACTACCAAGCCTATTCATTACATAAACATCTATCCAACTCTTAGTCTTTCCTTGTACCAAGTTAGGATAGTATGACTCTAATATGTTATGTCTGTTCTCTGCTTTATCATTTGGTTTATATCCAGTAACAGCACCATCTTCATCTTTCTCTTCTATCATTCCACTAGGTTGTGTAAAAAACTGCCAGTTCTCAGGCTTGATTAACATACGACTTTCTTCCAAAGTTATATGGTCTGGAACTGGAACTTCGCCACTCATAATAGACCACCAGTGATCTTCTTCAGGACTGTTAGTATCACAGATAACACCACTCCAAGATGCTCCACCATCTTTCACACTAGGATATCTGCCAACCCTCATAGTACAAGCATCAATAATTGACTTGGGAATTTCTCTAGCCTCGTTGACCCATACACCAGTAAGCTCTAATGAAAGTAATTTTTTTACATCTTCAGGTCTGTCAAGTGCAAGGAATATAACTTCCATCTCCAAGTCACCTGCTGTTATCATATGGGTATATGGCACAGACCACATAAACTTTCCCCATTCATTTTCAGGAAACCAGTCAAGCCAAGTCTTTATAGTGGTTGTTCTAAGTTGTGGGTTAGTGTTTCTGATAATCGCCCACCTGCTTTTTCTTTTACCATTCTTATCAGGCTCTTGCATTAAGGCTCTTCTAAATATTTCTATACTACAAGCAACAGACTTGCCACTACCAACTGGACCTCTGATGCCACGAAAAAATGTATTGTCTTTCATAAAGTCTTTAAGGACTTGACCATCAGGTTTGTATTTAAACTGTATCAATTTTAGTATTAACTCCGACTCTAAGAAGAGTGTCTACAGTCTCAGGACCAATAACAGCTATTACTTTGTCGGCTTCCCTATCAGTACAGAATTGTTCAGGGTGGTGTTTCAGGTGAACTCGCTTCACCACTTCACGAAGTATTCGTCTTTCTTCAACCTTTAAAGTATGTAAAAATGTCATTGCTTTAACCTACGAATAAGATCTGTAGCTTTTCGTTTTTGCTGCAATCTTTTTGGGTTGTTTAGATACTTGTTTACCTGCTCTAATTGCTTTTCGCTTAAGAGCCGAAGTCTTGGAGTATTCACTGGAAGATAAAGCCTTAATTGCTTTCTCAGGAAGATAACGTTCGCCAGTTGCCTTTGACCCTTGTGTACTAGGTTTACCTGATTTCGTTCTCCACTTTTGTCTTGTCCAAGCACGAAGCGACCTTTGTGATTTCTTCAAAGCCATTAGGAAGTATAACCCCCACCTTTGGCTTTATATT